TGCTTTGCAATCTTTGATGCACGAAAGTCCTTCTCCGTTGTGCGAAGCTTGCTGCCGCAGTGTCATCTCGAGCGTGCACGAGGCTCGCCGACTCAGGCTGCCGACTACTGTCGCAAAGATGGAAATTTTGAAGAACACGGTGTACCACCATCTTCAAACAAAGGGAAGCGCACCGACTGGGAGCGATTCCGTGATTGGTGCCTCGAACTTGATGTCTCTCCGTCTGACAGAGACTTCATCGACCACTTCCCCTCCCTCTTCGGACGATACCCTTCCTCCTGTCGCCGGATTGCAAGCGAATTGGTCCCAAAACCGGTACTCCGGAACGGTGAGCTACGGCCATGGCAAGCGGATTTATTCAACCGATTGGGAGATCCCCCAGACGACAGACGAATCGAGTTCTTCGTCGACTCTGTCGGAGGATCTGGTAAGTCTTGGTTCTGTGGATATGTATTTTCTAGAATCGATGGAGTCCAGCTTCTCGGACCAGGAAAGCGAGATGACTTAGCTCACATGGTGGATGTCAGAAGCCGTGTTTTCTTAGTGAATGTGCCCCGAGGCCAGATGGAATATCTGAACTACGGGGTTTTGGAAATGTTAAAGGATCGGATGGTGCTTTCTCCGAAATACGAGAGCAGTATGAAGATCCTGCTAAACACTCCTCACGTGATAGTGTTTAGCAATGAAGAGCCCGACATGGAAAAGATGTCAGCAGATAGATATGTAATGCACGAACTATAAGTTAGGGTATAACCCCCCAGGCTTGTTGTTAGGGCTTAACCCCGAGGCTTGTGTTAGGGCTTAACCCCCAGGGGTTTGGGTTAGAAAATGGTTTTTTAATTCTTGGGCTCGCGGAAGTATGTCAAGTAACGCTGATAGATCTGCAGCGTATTTGATTGGGCAGTGGAACCCGAAGCGGAGCCGAATCTGTCACACCAATAAACAACATAGACGTCACCATCGGTGGGTTTGTTGCTCTCTGTCCCTGTGTAGCGAACCTGGCGGTTTAGCTTCACATACCAGTCAATGTTCTTGTAACTGGCTCCCGCGTTAGGGTTGAAGGCAGTTGAAGTGCCGTTAGGGGCGAGCCTGTAGCGCTTGTGTTTAAGCACGGTGTAATCATCCGTGTTAATTGGCAAGCAATGAAATTCCAAAGCCGTTAAGCTTGTACTGAAGTTTTGCGAGCGGTTGGATGTCTGATCGCGGAAAAAGTCTGTTTCTTCAATACCGTCGTTGGTTGTTTGTTTAGGGCAAATAACGGCCACGTTCAAATATACAGGGATGGCCGTTAAGTTCACGACTTCCCAGCACATTTTAAATCCTCGGACATTTATATGGCGACGAAGCCGTTCGTCGATTTCGGTACCTTGTGGTATACGACATACGGACACGGAGTATAATGTACGCGTGTCTTTCAGGTCCGGTGAAATATTTCGGTCCTGGATGTGAACTTTGGCCGTTGTAGTTCCGTTGGACTCACCCACGTGGGTTCGGGAGAACAAACGTGCACGTTTGTTCGATTTGAATGATCGTCTAACGGCTCGATACTTGCGTTTACGTAAATAGCCACGTGCCGCTCTCCCAATTGTAGCGGCAGCCCGCCCATATCGCATAGCATTTGCCATGCCTGCGGCAACGGACGGCGCGAATCGGAAGCCGGGTCTGAGGCCCGCGTTCAGAGCCAAACGACCAACGTATGGCACGATCGATGCCATTTGAATTTTATGGTGTGCTGGTATATTATTACCCAGCACACCTCATGCAGCACACAATTTTTGTATGAGTTCCAAATACTGGTGCTTCACAGTGCAATACAACGACAACGAAGATGAACAAGTATTGCTACAGCTGCGGGCTCTTTACGAAGCTGGTACCGTCACGTACGTTATTGCTGGACGAGAGGTCGCTCCCACCACAGGACAAAAGCATCTACAGTGCTTTGCAATCTTTGATGCACGAAAGTCCTTCTCCGTTGTGCGAAGCTTGCTGCCGCAGTGTCATCTCGAGCGTGCACGAGGCTCGCCGACTCAGGCTGCCGACTACTGTCGCAAAGATG